ATGACCAAATCCAACTCGTCAACGGGTGACCCATGTCTCGCGCATCTCGAACCGCTGAAATCCTCGCCGCCGCTGGCCTCGTCCCCCTGCAGCTCGAACAGGAGCGCATCCGCGCCGGCCGTGACGCTGCGAGGTCGACGGCGTTGGCCTCGCTCCTGCCCGCCCTGATTGATACTGGCGCCGGCATCGCGGGCAGGGTGGCCCAGGCCGACCTCGCCGAACGCAAGTTCGCCGCCGATGTCGAGGCCCGCAAGGCGAGAGACGCTGGGCTCGTCGAGTCTCGCAACGCCCGCACCGCCGCCGAGGCTGCGAAGGCCGCCGCCGAGATGGCGAAGGTCAACGCGAAGGCCGAGGCCGACCGCGCGAAGGCCGCCCTCGAGGCCCGGGCGACGAACATCGCCGGCGCAGCATCGGACACCGAGAGCCTGATTTCTCGCCCTGGTGGTGTCTCGCAGGCTGAGCTTGAGCGCGTCGCCGTTGCCCGGGGTCTGCCGGCGTCCGACTGGCGCACCGTCCTCGGGGCCCGCGATGTCGCCGTCGACGAGACCGCCGCTCTCGCCGCGAAGGCCCGACAGGGTGAGGCCGCCGCCCAGCTCGCCGAACGCAAGGCCGTCGCCCCGCTCGGTGGTGGTGGTAGTCAGTCTGCGTCCGAACTGCAGCGCCTGCGGCTCGAAGAAGCCCGGGCGAAGGCGAAGGAGCGCGAAGTCGCTGGCGCGCCAGAAGCACAGGCACGGCGCAACACCGTCGAGGCGACCCCATTGCGTCGGGAGTTTATCGCTCGCCCCGAGGTGGTCAAAGCATCAGCGTCGGCGGCTGAATATGAGACCCTGCAGAGTCTTGCGAACAACCCGCCGAGCGCGGGGGGTGACCTCGCGCTTGTCTATTCCTTTATGAAGACCATGGACCCCGGTTCCGTCGTCAAGGAAGGCGAGTTCAAGGCCGCCGCCAACGCCGCCGGATTAAGCGACCGCATCGCAACCAGCTTCGGTAAAGTCGACAATGGCGAGATCTTGTCGCCGGCGCAGCGACAAGACCTCGCGAGCCAAGCCCGCGTCATGCGCGACAATAACCGCCGCCGCGCCGAGGCTGTGGCTAAGTCCTACGGTGAGCTTGCCGCGCGCGCGGGGTTCGCCCCCGCCGACGTCCTCGGTGAATGGGCCGCCGCACCCGCACCCGAGACTGCCGCTATGCCCGCCGCCCCCACCAAGCCCGTCAGCGAGATGACTGACGAAGAGTTCGCCGCATACGAAGCTGCAGTCAAAGCGAGGAAAAAATGAACCCTGACGACGAGCTTGCACTTATTGAAATCGAAAAAGAGCGACGCCGTCGGGCAAAGCTCGCCGCAGCCGTGCCCACCGCCGCCGTCTCTGACGCCGGCAAAGAGGGCCGCGACGAGGAGCTGATGCGCCGCATCGAGGCCCGCCCGTTCTATGAGCAGAGCTTCGCCACCGGCGCAAAGCAGGGCGTCACCGCGTCGTTCGGCGATGAGCTGGCCGGCGCTGCCGGTGCCCTGGGGAACGTCTATGGGCGAGCCCGCGACGCCCTCACCGGATACGAGCCCGTCGAGTCCGAGGGGTTCATGGCATCCGCGCGCCGCGCCTACCGCGAGGCCCTCGATGAGGAGCGCACTCGCCTCGATGAGTCCCGCGCCGCCGAACCGTTGAAGACCGGCGGCGGTCAGGTCCTCTCCTCGTTGCTCCTGCCCGCTGGCGCCGCCAGCAAGGCCGGCGACCTGGGGAAGGCCGTCCTGACCGGCATCGGTGTCGGCGGACTGCAGGGCGTCGTGACCGGTGCCGGTGAGTCAAAGACCCTCGAACCGCAGGAGCTGGTCGGCGAGATGACGAAAACTGGGCTCATGAGCGCCCTCACCGGTGGCGCTGCCCCCGCTGCCGTGCAAATGGCTCGCGGCGTCGCCCCCGCCATCGCGTCGTTGCTCTCGAAGCCCCTCACCGAGATGGGCAAGGGTGCCGACATCGCCCGCCTTGCGACGACGAAAGGCGCAACCGGCGCCAACATCGAGGGCCTGAAGATTGCCAAGCTGGTCGAGGGCAAGGTGACGAATAGGCCGCCGGTCAAGGGTGGGGTCCCCGAGGCCGCGCGCATCATGCGAGAATATGGAATGGCGACGAAAGCATCGACGACGACGGCGCTGAACGAGGCCGCGACCAAGACCCGCGAGACCATCAGCGAGGCTAAAGAGATGCTGATGCAGCAGGCCGACGAGGCCGGCGCCAACGTCACCTCGCTGCAACTCGCCGAGCGACTCCGCGACCGAGCCCGCAAGCTCGTCGCCTACAACGACGCAAACAAACCGACGGCCGAGCTGATGTTTGCGAAGGCCGACGAGGTTGCCGGCGAGGGTCAAACCTACTCGGTGATGGATATGCAGCGGAAAGCGAACATCACGGGGGAACTGGCCGGCAACTGGACCGCGTCAAAGGCGGCGAACAAATCGGAACAGGAGTTCGTCCGCGCCATGCGTGACACCGCCGACGACGCCGTCGAGTCCGCCCTTCTCGGTGTGCCTCCGTCGGAGGTGTCGACGATGGTGTCCCGCCTGCGAGGAAGCCCGGGCCCGAAAGGTGCGAAAGACCTGTATCAGGAGCTGCGCAAGGCCGAGCAGGTTGCCCGCCTCGTCGAGGAGCAGACCGCCGAGAGTCTCGCTCGCGCCGCCGGTGGCCGCCTGGTCGGGCTCCGCGAGGCCGAGGTCGCAAAGGGGGCCGGTGGTGCTGCCGGCTCGATGGGTCTGCCAGCAGCTCCCGCCGCTGCAGCTGCAGTGGGCGGATTCAAGGCGATGTCCGCTCGCGGCTCACAGCTGAGAGCGACGGTGAAGGAGACCGCCGCCGCCCTCGGGGAGCGCTTGGGCAACCTCTCCCGCGCCGCCGAGGCCCCCGCCAGTGCGGCGTCCGCTCGAGCCGCCGGTGCCATTACCTCGGCCGTTCGAGGTGCTGGCGAGGCCAAATACCGCGCGCCGATGTCGCCCGATGACGTCGCCCTCGCCGATGACCTGCGCCGTCGTGGCATGTCCGAGGACGAGATTGCCAGCATCCTCGGGCTGAATCAGCGCAGCGCTGCCCTCGACGAACTGCGTTGACGACGACGCCGCAGGCTCATAACCTCGGGTGACGGACCGTCGTGGGTCTGGGTTTGTGTGTTCGGCAGGCGCCACTCTTTCGCGGGGGTGGCGTTTGTTTTTGTGCGCGCGGTCACTGCGCAATGTTGCACCCGATGCACGCCAAACGGCTTTGCAAAGCCCCAGAAAAAAACATCAGCACCATGCTTGACACCATGTCGCAGCTGCGACATAGTGGGCTCACGGCGCACGACACACACCGCCGCAACAGGAGCCACGACCATGACCATCAAGACCATCACCCAGGCCATCGAAAAATCCATCAAGCGCGACGAAATTGCTCACGTCCACCTGTCCGACCTGCTTGTCGGATTGCGACACGAGATGGAGCAGGCCCGCGACTTTGGTGGTGTTGAATCAATCGACAACCTCGAAGGCGAACACCTCGCCAGCGCTACCGTTCTTGCCAGCATCGTCGGGCAGCTTATCGAGACCGCGCAAAACAACGTCGACGCAAAGGAATACGACGACGTTGAAAACGGCGAGACCTGGGAGATGTGGGGACGCACCGACCATTTCGCCGACAGCTGGGAAAACTACCGCGTCCACATCCGTCTCGACCGCTGACCCGCCCCGACAACCTGCCCCAGCATTCCCCGGTGAGCCCGGGGTTTTAGCGTGCCGGACCACGACATGCCGGCGAGGAGAAACACACATGCACCTGCCCGACTTCGACGCTTTGCTCCCCGACCCCGCCGCCCGCCGGTTCGCGGACAACGACGACGCCCTTGAATCCGTCCTCGACGGGATGACGCTCGTCGAGCTGGCCGACTGGGTCCGCGATAACCGCGCCGTCCGCGAGGCCTTCGAAGCCGACTTCGCCGACCAAATCGCCGACTACCTGGCGGACGTGTGACCACCGTGACGCGCCATGGGCGCGCAGGTTGGGTCGTCTCTGTCGACGGTGTCCCCGTCGTCGTGGGTGTGTCTTTTGCCGGTGCCCTTGCGGCGGTCGGTGTGCTGCGAGGTGGCCGGTGATTTACGCAATCGAGAGCACGCAGGGTCTCGTCCGCATCTCTGCGGGGTGGCCCTCGGTGGCCAGCTCGTACTTTGATGCAAGCAGCTGGAAGACCCAGCCCGGTGCCCAGCGCGCACTCCGCGGGGCTGTGCGCGTCGCTGCGCGCGCAGTCGACGAGACGCAGGGGAGCGTCGCCCGCACCGCCCTGGACCTGCTCACCGGCGCCTGCGTCGTGGTGTTCGACGCCGACTCCCACGCCCGACACGCCGCTACGCTCGCGCTGCGCGGCCGAGTCGACGCCCGCCGCCGCACGCTAATCGCTGGCCTCGCCGCCGTCGTCGACGCCGCCCTGCTTGTCGGGCCCGGGGCAACCATCGACGGGACAGCCTGGACGCCTGCAATGTGCGCCGCCCGCATCGAGCGCGAGGTGCTGCACGTCCTCGACCAGTGCGCCCTCGACGCCGAGGTCGGTGAGGGGTGGCTGACCGAGGCCGGGCTCCGCTGGTTCGTCGAGAACCTGCAGGCGAAATAACTTCAAAGGTTTCCCGCTGATTTCGACGCAGCGGGGGAATGGTTGCCCGACGGCATGTCGTCGTCGGGACAGCAACCGAAACGGGGGGCGCTTGGATCCGCCACCCGTCGACGAGCAAGGCGCACCGATATCGGTGGCTCGTCCTGATGATGGACGCCTGAAGGAGCACACACATGGCCAAGAAAAAACCAAAACGAAACACGACGCTGGCGCAGGCCTCGGTGGTGATGGGCGTCGACCGCAAAACCATCGCCCGCTGGTGCCGCTCTGGCGCGCCACACGACCAGGTCGCATGCCCGACGACGCCCGCCGGGTTCATGTTCTACTGCGACGTCGCTGAGATGCGCGCATGGCGCGCCTCGAAACCGGAGGGAAACCGAACCGCATTCATCGACTATGCCGCCGTCGACGGTGACGCATGAGCACTCTCAACCGCAAAGGCGCCCACGACGCCCTGGTGCGCGGGACGTTCCTCGACCGCCTGGAGTTCGAGCAGCTCGCCCACGACCTCGTCGATGACCTCTGCAACGTCACCGACGTCATCGCCAAACGATGCGCCGCGCAGACCCACCACTACATCAACCATCCCCGCCCCTCGACGTCGCCCCCGCCGTCGAACGAAACCGAGAAGGAGCAACTGCAAGCCCGCCGTGTCAAAGCCCTTGAAGCCATCGCCCTCGCCCTGACGACCCTCGCAAAGAAAGAAACACCATGACCCTGACCATCTACAAGGAACTGATTCAAGGCTCGCCGGAATGGCTGCAGGCTCGCTGCGGATTGCTCACGGCCAGCGAGATGAAGCACATCGTCACGCCCTCGAAGCTCAAGGCCGCCGACAACGACAAGAGCAGGTCTCACCTGTACGAGCTGCTCGCCCAGCGTGTCACGCAGTACGTGGAGCCGACGTACATTGGCGATGACATGCTGCGCGGCGAGGTTGACGAGGTGGAAGCCCTCGAAATCTACGCCGAGAACTACGGGGAAATCGAACGCGTCGGGTTCATCACCAACGACAAATGGGGCTTTGCGTTGGGATATTCCCCCGACGCTCTTGTCGGCATCGACGGGCTTGTCGAGGTCAAATCGCGCAAGGGCCGATTCCAAATGCAAACCATCGACGAGGACAGGATGCCCGCCGATTTCCTGTTGCAGGTTCAGACGGGCTTGCTTGTGAGCGAGCGTTCGTGGTGCGACTTCGTTTCGTTCTGCGCTGGGCTCCCGATGCTCACGTTGAGAATCGTTGGCGACCTCGAAGTTCAAGCCGCCATTGTCGAAGCTGCGACAAAGTTCCACGCCGTCCTCGACGAGAAGTATGCAAAAATGGTGGAACGCATGAGCGGCCGAGATTACCGGCTCATTCCCACCGAACGCCGCGACGACACCATCGTCATCTGACCACCACGAACACACACGACACCAGGAGCACACATGACCGGCATCGACCTTGGCGCAACCATCGCGCCGAAATCTGACCAACTGAACGCCGACGACCTCATCGTCGGCCCTCGAACCATCCTCGTCACCGCCGTCAAAGCTCGCGCGTCGACGGGGCAGGGTGACCAGCCCGTGGCCGTTCACTTCGAGGGCGACAACGGGAAACCCTACCTGCCCTGTAAGAGCATGCGGCGCGTGCTCGTCCACGTCTGGGGCCGCGATGGTGGCGCCTACGTCGGCCGCTCGATGACGCTCTTCCGCGACGAGGCCGTAGTCTTTGGTG